CTCGATGTCCCAGACACCCGCAGTTATGTCGATGAAACAGATGGCCTTAGCTGTGCCAGACACGTAGTTGGCGGAGCCGCCCGAAGTGAGCCTGTATCCCCGCATGCCAGCGGTAGGCTGCGTGTTGCTGCCTTGACCCGGAAGCTGGCCAGCAGCCGCCGTAGCGAACGGGCCGAGGCCTAGGTTCGTGCGGAACGTCGAGACACTCGGGATGTCCGAGCCGTTGGCCGACTTCTGGTACGTGTCGATGTTGCTTCGGAACGTCGCAGCGTTCAGGATGTCTGAGCCGTTGGCCGTCTTGTCCAGAGCGTTGGCGATGCTGAAGTTCGACAGAGCGAACACGTACACGACGTCGCCTGCAGCGCTTCCGCTGTTCAGGACAACCGAGGTGCCGTTGGTGGCCGTGTAGTCCGAATACGGAAGCCAGAGGCCGTTGAGGATCACCTCGACCGAGCCCGCCGTGTAAGCAAGCGTCTGGCTGAAAGTGTCCGTACCGCTGAAGGACGTCTGCCCTGCGGTGGCCGTGAAGATGAAGCGCTTCTGCTGGCCGCCTGCGACCATGTCAGCCCACGCGGTGCCGCTGTAGGCACGAAACTTCTGCGTCGTGGTGTTGAAGTAGAAGTCTCCCGCTCCAGGTGCAGCACCATTGGGGTCAAGCGCCGGGTCGGAGGTGTTGCTGCCGTAGTAGATGCCACGGAAGCTGTTGTAGGAGTTCTGTGCGTTGGTCGCCGCAGTGGAAGCCGTGGAAGCCGAGGTGGCCGCGTTGGTCTCACTGGTGGCCGCGTTGGTCGCTGAGGTGTTCGCAGCGTTCTTGTAGCTGAGGGCGTTGGCTTCCGACGTGGCCGCGTTGGTGGCCGACGTGTTCGCTGAGTTCTTGTACGAGAGCGCGTTGCTCTCGCTGGTCGCAGCGTTGGTGGCCGAAGTGGACGCGTTGTTCTTGTAGGTGTTCGCGTTGGTCTCAGAGGTCGCGGCGTTGGTAGCCGACGTCGCTGCAGCGTTCTTGCTGGCGAGCGCGTTGGTTTCCGAGGTGGCCGCGTTGGTCGCTGAGGTCGACGCGTTGTTCTTGTACGTGAGGGCGTTGGCTTCGCTCGTGGCCGCATTGGTGGCCGAAGTCGACGCGTTGTTCTTGTACGTGAGGGCGTTGGCTTCGCTGGTCGCTGCGTGGGTCTCGCTGGTCAGCGCATTCGCCGCAGATGTTGCGGCGTTGGCTTCGCTAATCCCCGCAGCGGCAGCGCTCGCGGCCGAGGCAACTTCGCTGTCGTGCGCCGCGTTGGCCGAGGCCTGAGCAGCCGTGGAGCTTATGGCACCTTCGGCGGCTGCAGACTGAGTGTCAGCCAACAGACCGTTAATCTCAGCAACCACGTCCTCGACGTTCGCGAGGGCATCGTACGCTGTCCCGTGGGGGAACAGCGACGACGGGGCTTGGCTGGGCTTGTTCTCGGGCGTGTAGTCGTTCTCGACGACTTCAGCTTCGACGATAGCCTCGCCGTTAGCATAGAAGGAGGAAGAGGTCGGGCTTACCATTCGTCACCATCGAAGTAGAGAGCGGGACGCACGGCAGCGTCTGCGGTCAACTCGTCCTTGTCCGCTTGGTCCTGCAGCGTGTTCATGATGCGCTGGAAGTCTTGCTCGAACTGGACCTTGCGCTCGTCATTGAGATACGAGCAGGCGGCAACCAGAGCAGCGTAGACGCAAGCGTCCCACGCGACCGAGGTCATCGTGTTCTCGTCGGCGTCCGTGAGCAGCGCAGGGAATTCGGCGTAATAGGTGATCAACACCTTGTCGCCCTCAGCGGGGCGGGGACCGAGGTACCATGAGGCACCTTGGCGCGCGTAGATCGACGGCGGTCCAACCTCTTGCGAGGCGGACATCACACGGTTCATGTCGACGCGCTGAAGCTCGTATTCGAGAACTCCGTCACCGTCCCGGTCGACCTGAATACTGATAAGCTGCAGAAGATCATTCGGGATGCTCAGCTTCGTATAGGTCGACGGGATGGTGTAGAGAACCTGCTTCTCCATGAACGGCACACGCAGTTCGCGTTGGATGCGCTGGATGCCTTGGTTCACGAAGGTGGAGACCAAGGTGGCGTTGTTGTTGACGATGCCGTTGTTCAGCAGCGCCTTGAATTGGACCTTGAGGTCTCCAAGGGTCATTGATGTCTCTTAGATGCGTTTGTTGGTGGTGATGAATTTGTCGAGCGCGTACCGGTTCAGCATCTTGAGCGTCTCCCGAATGGGAGCGTTCATGACGTCAAAGCCGTAGGTTCGCAGGAGGTCGTCGACTACTTCGACCGGGATAGAAGCGACACGATGCATCTCGCCCGCAGGAGTGGAGATGCTGTCGATGCGTTCATGCTGCAGACTGGTCAGGAATTCGGCTGGGATTTCCTGCGTCCGCTTAACGATCAATTCGTTGGTGGAGCGGTCTTCGTCGAAGGCGACAAGGGTGTCGAGGACGACGGGTTCTTCGTAGAAAGTTTCTTGGGACATGAATTCTCAAATAAAAAAAAGGGACACGGTGTTACCCGTGCCCCCTCTTTGTTGGACCTTAGCTAGGCTTAGGCGGTTTCCTGAACCAACGCCGAAGCGGCGAAGTTCTTGTGCTTGAGCGAGAACTCGCCCAGCAGCATCGCCTTGGAGCTATCGCCGGTCTTGGCGAGGTCCTTGCGCTGCCACGGACGCAGGGTCGGCTTCGTCCACATGTCGGGTTCGAACACGAGGGTCCGGCCAGCCATCTGGAAGCGGTTGATTTCGACCTTCTGCTCACCGAACGGCGAGACGTACAGGTTCACGACGTTGACGATGGCCTTGTCGTTGCCACCGGTCTGCAGGGTGCGGTAACGGCCAGCAGCCGCAGCGAACGCGGCAATCTTGACCGAGTTCGACGGGGTCACGTGGATGCGCGTCGGCTCAGCACCGGCGACGTAGGCGTTCTGCAACGCGGTGACGAGGTCAGCTTCGATCAGCGGCTTGGAGCCGTCCGACGCACCCGACTTCACGACGCTACCGGCGGCGATCTGCGAGTACACGCTGTCCATCGTGGAAGCGACGGTGCTGGTACCAGCGGACTTCACGCCGACAACGCCAACGTAGGCGTTCTCAAGGTCGCGCTTGATCGCAGCGGCCGACTTGGCCATCTGGTAGGCGAACTCTTTCTTGCGACCGTACGTCGACACAACGTCGGCGCGGTCGGAGACCTGCACGCCTTCGGTGAAGATTTGCGTGTAGTTGTTGCGCATCACGGTCGGCACAGCGGTGATGAAGGTCGCGTCCGCGCCTTCGACCTGAGCGTTGGTGGCAACAGCGCGCAGGCTGTCTTCCTGCCACTGGAACAGCGGCTGGGTCACCTTCTCCGAGCCAATCGTGCTCTGGAAGGGCGTCTTGCGCGGGGAGAGGTTGGTGATGACGTCAGCAACGTTCTCTTTGATGCCGACCATCTGGTAAGTCTGGTAGTTAGCCATTAGAAATTGTCTCTTCTGAAAATGTAGTGTGGTTTACTCGTCGCCATCCATGGCGAAGAATGCTGCGGCAGCGTCATCCATCGAACCGGTGCGCTTGGCCTTCTGCACAGCCGAGTTGGCCGTGACTTTCTTTCCGTTGTCGCGTACTGCGGGGTTGGCAGCGGAGTTCTTCACGATGCGCGTCGGGGTCTTGTTCACCTTCTTGGTCAAGACCTTCGTGGCACCCTTCTTGAACTGCATCGCCATGTGCAGCACTTTGAAAGCAGCGGGATCGTTGAGGGCGGTTACGACTTTGGCGTCGAAGCCCTGCTCAACTGCGAAGTTGCGAATGTCGGCATAGAGCGCGTCATTCCAGCCTTTGATGTGCGTCGGGCTCTCGGGGTTCTTGAGGGCCTTGATGCATTCAGCAGACTGCTTCTTCGCTGCTTCCTTCTGCTCTGTCGTAATCTTCTCGACGTAGGACGTGAGTTCGTTCTTGAGGAACGTCTCTTCCTGAATGGCCTCGTTGGCCTCGGCGAAAAGAGCTTGCAGTTGATCAGCCGGGATATTGGGGTCCTTCTGATACTGCATCCACGGCAGAGCGCGGTATTTGTCCGCACGTGCGGTGGCACGCTGCAGCAGGGCGTTGTAAGCCGTCACGTTCTCGGTGCGCTTTGCAGCGACAGCCTCGCGTTCGACAGCAACTTCCTGCGACTTGCGGGTGAGAGCCGCCTCTTGACCAAAGAGCCGCTTCAGGTCGGAGACTTTAACCTCGTGTTCAGTGTCGCCTTCTTTGACCTTGACGTACGTTTCGTCACTGTCGTCGGCGAACTTCTTCTTCGGTTTGTCGTCTTCGTCCTTGTCGTTCTCTCCGTCCTCGTCACCATCGTTCTCGTCATCGTCTTCGGATGGCTCGTCGTCTTGAGCGTCCTCGTCCGTGTCGTCCTGATCGGTGCCGTTGTCGGTCTCGTCTTCGTTAGCCTCGGTCTCGTTTTTCGATGGCTTCTTTTCAGAAGAAGCGTCGTCATCCCCTTCGGGATCAACGTCGGCCAAGAGGGCTGCGGCGAACGCGTCGTCGTCAAGCTCCTCGGGGTAGTCAATATTCAATGCGGCGTCGTTAGCGTTGATAGCCGTCGTCATCAGTCGTTCAATTCCTATAGATGTCGTGGACGCCCTCGTTGTCGAACTCGTCGACTTCCGGGGTGGTCACATCGCCATTCTGTTGTTCAAGTAGTTTGGTGTGCGCGGCAGAGAACTTCTGCGTCAGCGCGAGGAAGCCTGAGAAACCTTGGAAGGCGTTGTAGATGCCTTCGCGTTCCTTCGCGGCCTTGGGGTCGGTGTTGAGGATGTCCGTGGCGCACTGCTGTGAATACATCGCAGTGAGCGCCGCGAACGCCTCAGAACTGAGAAGCTCCGTACAGAAGCCTCCCAGTTCGAGGATCGTTGCGTCGTCCATTTAGTCCTTTAAGCTGCCCGTGAAGCCGCTGGTCGCGATGCGGCTTTCATCTTGGCCTCGTGGTCTTTGTCGATCTTCTCCTGATCCAATGCCAACTGCTGAGCGGCGGTGATGATGCGAGACTTGGTCTCTGCATCCTGCCGGTCGTTAGTTCGCGCTTGGTTGTCAGCAGCGAGCGCAAGCTCCTGATCAGACTGTTGCACCTTGGCTTGATCCAGAGCGTACAGACGACTTGCGTCAGCCTGCTTGATCGTGAGCGCCTTGTCGGCAGTCTCAGCGGTCTTCTGCTTAACCTGGAGTTCGCCCATCTTGATCGGGTCTGGGCCCGGAGGCGGAGCGTTGGGATCGAGATATGCGTTGAAGTTCGTGAAGCCCTTGAGCTTCGCGATGTCACCCAGCATGGCGTAACGGCCCTTCTGGTTGAACATGCCACCCAAGCCGGGGTCCTTTGCCATGGCTTCGTAGCCCTGCATGAGGTCCATCGCAGCCTGATCCTTCTCACCATAACCGAGGTGCGGGATCACGGTGCACGAGGTACGCTCAGTCCATTGCTTAGGGGTGAACCCAAGCGGCTGACCGGCGACTTCAATGATCTTCTCGTCCTGATGGTTCAGGATCAGCAGGCGGATGACTTCAAGCATCAGCGGCACGAGGAAGTTGTTAGCGAAGTTGCGCGCCATGATCTTCTGGCGGATGCTACTAACCTTCATCATCGTGTCCACAAGACCCTTAGAGTTCTGGGTCGAGATGGCGCTCTTGTCGAGACCTTGCGACAGCGCGGAGATGCCCGTGGACTTCTCGTTGTTGTCGTTCAGCATACCCAGCACGTTGAAGACGTACGGGTTCAGGTTGGCCTGCTGGAAGGGTTGCACACTGTCCGGTCGCCTGACGTTAACGACGCCGCCGAGCCGGTTGTCTAAGAGTTCACGTGGGTTCATTAGACCGCCACTGACCACAGCCCAACGCGGGTTAGTCGTGATGGCGGTGTGATCCAAGACGCCACGGAACAGGACCGTTCGGGCGTTCTGGGTGTGGATCACACGTTGTGCAAAGTTGTTGCCGTAGAACACATGGGAGACCGGCAGCGGCACGTACGCAATGAACGGTGCCTTGTCGATTTCCTCAGGCGGATAGAGGAGCTTGTCGCCTGCAATACAAATCTTGTAGAGACGTACGCCCTTCGCAGGGTCCACCTGCATGCGAACGTAGTTCTCGTAATAGACGACGTATTCTAGCTCGTCTTGGATAGGTTCGTCGGTGACGTCGCTACCTCGGGTCGGCGAAGTGCGCGCGAGAGCCTCAGGGGAGAACATCAGGGCGCGGGCGTCGTCGGCAGGCAGGGACTTAACGAGCTTCGGGTCTACACCCATCTCGATAAGCTCAGCCTTGGTCTTCGGGGTCCGGTGGCCGCAATACTGGGCCTTGCCGATGCTCGTCGCGATGCTCTCGATCAGAAACTCTTCGGGAGCGATGTTGACGATGGTGACCTGAGAGACGTCCTGCTTGCGCGTGAGCGAGCCCTTGAACGTTCCGTCCGGCTGCTCCTCAGCGTCGAAGGTGTCAACCTCGTCGTGCGAGGCGAGGCCCATAGCCTCTTCGTGCTGGAGGCCTTCGAACTCTTCGTCCGAGTATTTGTACTTCTCTTCCCAGAACACCTTCACAACGCCAGCGCGGGCTACGAGACCATCGTAAATTGCGCTGCCGAAGATGTTGAAGCCGTCGTTCTCACGATAGATGACGTAGCGGGCCGCCTCGGTCGCAACGCGGCAGTTGGCCACGTCCATGAACCGATCAGGATCGAACTTTGCAATGTCCTCGCCACCGGAGAAGACCTCCTGCAACTGAGAACGCATCATCTCGACGCTGTCGTAGACGTCGCTGGCAACGTAGGAGGATGAACCTTCGCTCGTGCGCTTGGGAAGCTCGCCATTCAGATACTTCGTGACCCTCGTGCGCTCAAGCGCCAGCCGGGTATCGTAGAAGCCTGAAGCGGTCATCTGCTTCTGGGAGACCCGGGCGACAATCTCCTCGGGGCTTAGGGGGCGAGTTGTCGCCATAGGTATCCTTTGTTAGATGGCTGTAACGTAGTAGTCGTCAGTGACTTCGACCGGCACCCACACGTCCTCGGAGACGTACGCCGCGATTGCGAGCGCCATGACCGTGTCGTCGTGTGTGCCACCCTCAGCCTCCATCTTCCCCGCCTCGGTGACGACGAACGTCATCATCTCTTGCAGGGTCGTGGGGTCGTTGATTTCGATACCGCCGTCGCGATCAAGTTCGCGCAGCTTGTCGATGATCAGGGGCTTGGTCCGCTCGCTGGTGAAGAAGCCGAGGTTGATGCTGTCCTTCTCGTCCAGAGTGCCC